CTCTGGGCTGAATATATAGCTGCACTTGGGCCGAGCTGGAATACCGCCCCCGGTGCTTTGAGTGATCCCAGGATCACATCGAAGGTCATCACATGATCGGGCTGGAATACTGCACGGTTGCGGTTGTTGTTTTGAGGTGGCCGGGGTCTGCTGGTGCGGGGGCGTGTTCGTATCACTACCCTGGTCCGCGGTGGCCGGTTCAGTTGGTTGCGTCGGTTGTTTCCTCTGCGATTCATCTTTAATCTTTTGTATGTTAAATTGTCTCTCCGGTCTTTTATTCTTTGGCAAAAGATCAAGGATGACAACGGGAATCTCTGTCTTGATGGATGTCTGTGAGTGGTCCGGTGTTGCGACAACGTAGTGGCCCATCGCACCAGGTGTGATGCTGTCTATTAGCAGGGCGATGGTTGGAGGTGCGCCTTCGCAGTTGCTCAGGATTGACTGTTCGCCGTCAGCTGTGCGTACGAGTACGGCGATGGGTTTGTCGATGCTCGTAAAGGCGGCTGGTATTTGGGTCACATCGACCCAGGTGGCAGTGAGTCGGGATCGGATGATGCGGAGTTCCTCGGGTGTGAGGTTGGGCTCAAAACTGGGGTGGTTGACCACACGGTAAAAACAGTCCCCGCCTGATGAGCCGGCATCTATCAGGTTGAAACTGCCATTAAAGGTCGTGGTGTCAACCGATACAGGTGTATTTTCGATGATCTTGATCGGTAGTTCAACGGTATGGTAATACTCCATTAGCTCATTGTTGGTGGCACTAGCGATGCCACTGAGCCAGCAGTACAGCGCTTCCACTTGGTGCTCGCCGAGGTCGTAGTAGGCGGCTGCGGCCTCGAGGGCTGCCTGGTACTGCTGTGGGCCATTGATGGTGGCCAGTCTGTCGTGCACCGATATGCGGATCTCATCGATGCGTTTGTGGTTGGTTATGGGCGCGACATGTATGACGACTTTACGCAGACTCGTATGCTTAAGGGCCGCGTGGAGTGTTTTGTAGTTGCGCTGCGTGGTGGATCGGGAGCAGCGTTCGAGGTGGAGCGTGATGTCAGGGTTGAGGGTGCGCAAGTATATGACCAAAGGCATGAAATCAACGTTCCCGTTTGCGTCGATGAACTCATCCACTGCGACTGCATATTTGGACGTGTTTGGGGTGGTTGAGACCCTAATTTGTGCGTCCTCACGGAGGTGTTGGTAAGCGCCGGTCAGGGGCTTGGATTTGACTTTGGCGGCCATCCTGACAAGATCTGGTACGGGTCCCACGGGCGTAACGAAAAAGTTAACGAACTGTGGTGGACGGCCTATTAGTTGTTTCATGTGGAGCTTCAGCGTTTCGTTTTGCGTTTCAAGGTAACCGTTGAAACGGACGCCTTCCCCCAGTATGAGTAGGTCATCGCCCTTAGTGAGAACGACGGCCGTGTCGATGTTGACTATGGTTCGGCATATCAGCATGAGTGAAACGATGGAGTTCCCGAAGAGGGTTGCGGGTTGCCCCGAGTGTTGTTTGTGTTCTCCGAACATTGTGGCCAGACCACGGGCCGTGAGACGCCAATTACGCCGCATGCGGGCGTATAGCTCACGGACTGGTTTCGGGACTCCCAGGTCTTCAAGAATGAAACACTCAGCCATGACGCTGGTGGCGTTTTGGTTGCAGTCAAATTCCGTTATGTCTGTTTCGATTATGGCAATGTGGTCCATGTGGGTGTTGGTCAGGGGTATAAGGAGCTCAGTCTCGTTCATGCCGTTAGCTAGTATGACGTCCTCGCG